AAAAATGAGAACTCCCTTTACGGTGAGGACGGAAAGAAAATCAAGTTCAACTCTATGATGGAGGTGCTTGACTATATGGGAAAGCGTGGATGGAAACTTGTGAATACATACTACATCACCATGGCAAGTAAACAGAATGTTGTCAACTACGTGATGGAGAAGAGAATATCAAATGATAGTGAAAAGACTGAGGGTTTAACCATTAAGCCTGAGGAATAAGTCTAAATGTTAAAATTGGTGGTGAAAACTCATTTTCTCCGCCATTTTCTTTGCCGTTCCGCTTTTTCTCCCTATCTTTGCCAACGGTTAAAGAACAGTGGTAGACCACTCCGGAGAGCAGCGGTTATTGCTCGGACATCAAGGTCGGGCTTTTTTTATGCTCGAAAAAAGCGTGAGTAACTACTCGCAAAAGATATTGGCGGTTGCCATTCCGTAGAATTTGATCAGCCCTTCGGGTGAAGTCACTGTTCTTTAACCAGCGGAATCGGCAGCCGCTTTTCTATTCTGCCAAGAGGCCCGGCTATCCGGGAAAGGTTAAAGAACAGTGCAATATGCAACAAGCAACAATCAACTTCACCGCGTCTGAGGTCCGTCAGCCGGTGAGCCTCCGGGAGAGGGTGAGAAGTACGGGCAGAGAAATCAACGAGTGGCTCGACACGAGGTCGGCGTTCTACAGCCGTATCGCCGAGTTTGAGGTGACACGAAGAGTGGCCATCCGCGTGAATTTGGTGACCATGGCCGTTCTGGTCGTTATCGTAGCCGTGGAGACGGCTCCCGTGGCAGCGCTCGCCGCAGCCGTGAGTGCCGCCTGGCTGATGTACAGATCACTTACGAAGAAAGGAGGAGAGGCATGAACGAGGAAGAGAAAGAGGGCCTGACACGGCTGATAAACGCGGAACTCAAAAAGGGCACAATGCTCCACGTGGAGGTTGCCGAAGTTCTCGGCACAGACATCGTAGGCATGGAAGTACACACGGAAGGAAACGGACTTGCCGTGCTGAAGATGCTGATCTCAGCGATGGACACCAATAAGCAGCTAAACAAACTCATAAAAGCCGCTGCGGCAGCCGACAATTTTCTCCATGTAGAGGCTGTAAAGCTCAACATGAAGAATTCAGAGGAGAAAGGAGGCCAGGCATGAAAGCTAAATATAAGCTATTGGTAGAGACAAGCGATGGAAAAGAGTTTGTCATCGTCATCCGCGAGTACAGTGCATCCACTAAGCCTGCAAGGATGTTCAAGGAACAGGTGAGTGCTTTTGATGGCTCTAAGATGAACATCTCCAAATTGGCCATGATGAAAGTCTATCTGAGAGAGCTTGCTGAGTCCATCAATGCCGAAAGCCGTGGCAAGGGCGCTATTCAAATTGACTTCCATGATGAATGGGGCGACTTGAACGGCCACAGATGCATGGGGTTCGAGGTGTATTCATACGACGGCAAAGGTGGTCGTCCTATCTGCAGTATATACTTGATTAGAATAGATGCCAGTGTAAGCTTCTACGATTTGCTGGCCGCGAAAGGAGGCACCCATGAGTAAGTGGAATCTGCAAGAGCATGTGTCTCAGGACATGAACGCCATAGAGTTGATGGTGGTAGACAGCTACTATCCATCATATCTCGTGGTGCTGGTAGACGAAGAGGGCAACGAGCACGTGATCCGCAAGATCGACGATGCCCAGCTGCGTGAAGTGTTGAACAGAGCAAAAGGAAAGGAGGTGGAGCATGGCTAAGCGAATCGGATTTGTCCACTACGACAAGGAGAAGCCGACAAAGGATGCACCCATTGCTGAGGACTCGCAGGTGGAAATGGCGCTCGATGCCTACTTCTGCAATGAGAGCGACAGCGGGCGGTTCACGTCGGAGGAGATCGCTGCCAACGTGCGTGAGACGCTCAAAGTCACGAAGGCACAGGTCTTTGACTACATGAGCTCACACGGCTACCGACTCGAAAGGGTCGATGACCGCCTGGTGTGGGTAATAGATTAGAGAAGTTTTAAAAAACAAATAGCACATTTTTTTTGAGGGCGCATGCGTCGTGAGACGTGTGCGCCTTTTTGCGTATTTTCATTTAATGTGTACGTGCGTTATCTTTGCCGATGAAACATCTAAAAAGAAGACTTATGTATAAAGCTTATTACGAAACCCGCCGCACGATGCTACAGTATGACAACGGGCACATCATCGGATATCTAAATGAGACAGTGGTCGATGACTACGTCCCCGAACACTATGAGGGCGACAAAGCCCCGGAACCACGCAAGGCATACTGCTATGAAGGCACGGAGAAGGACGGCGGCACCATCATGCCGTGCGAGGACATGACCAACTATCACGATGTGGCCAATGCCATCATCCGATCGAAGTACAGCGAGAGTGAGGAACTGAGCATCGTCCGCCATAAGATCAATGGCGACGACGGCAGCGACAGCGCCAATAACACCGAATTCACCGAGTTCAACGCCTGGTGCGAGCAAGCCAAGGTGATCGCAAAGGACTGGTGCGGTATCAATGAGTAGCCTATGTCGACGGTCATCAGTAAACCCGGTCCGCTGAGCTTTACGGGCACGATGGAGAACCTCGTGCTCAAAAGCCCGTCCGCGCAAGTGCGTGTGGCCATCAAAGTGAACTCGGCCTATGGCACACATGAGGTGCTCAACGAAGTGTATTACCCCGATGAGAGCAGCTCTGTGACCATCTACCATCCCGGAGATCTCTGCGAGCCCTACGCGCGCCAGTATGGTTCCGTGACAGCCACTGCATCCGTCTATGACATCACGGACTCTGGTGTGCAGTCCGCTGCCCTGGACGTGGATCTTGGCACCGTGCTCTTCGGCAATGTCGACCCTCAGATAGACGCCGCCACGTTCTGCCAGCGGCACTTCCTTAACATCCTCATGGGCACGAAAGTGACCGCCATAGGGCGCAAAGAGAGCCTGAGTGCCTACGATGCGGGCGATCTGACTGTATCAGCCTGCTTTGTGACCGCTGATGGCTCGCTCAAAGAGATGTCCGGCACTTTGTCACCTGTCAACACGACGGGCAAGGTGCAGGATTATGATGTGTCGCCATCGAAGATCCTGGCAGCCGTCAATGCCGATGATGGAGCAAGCCTCGTGGGCTACGTCTGCAAGTCAGGAGAGCGGAAACAGCCCTATGAACTGGTGGTGGATAAAGTTCCACCAGCCCCGTCCCTGGCCTTCCTCAACTCCTTTGGCTGTTGGGAATATATCCACTGTACCGGCACGCACAAGAAGTCGAGCAAGTTCACCTATTCCACGGCTGTGGTGGGTGATAAGACCCGCAACTATGCCATCCAGGAGCAACGCCAGCTCACGGCCAACACCGGATCGCTCTCCTATGCGATGGCCGAGTGGGCCGATGAGCTCTTCCGCTCTCAGCAGGTTTACCTCTATACCGGCGGCAAGATGGGCAAGGAGGTCGTCGTCTCGGATGTCAAGGATGAGGTGACCAACGAGGACGACAATATGCCGTCGTATGAATTCACATGGATGTATGCACAGAAGCTGCACAATGTCATTGACACCGAGACCAGGCGTCTGCGTGTCTTTGATGGAACTTTTGACTACACATTTGAGTAAAGGAGGCAGAAATATGGAAAAAGTTCTCAAACCCATCAGCCTGCAGGAGGTCAAGGCCTATCTCGACGAATGCGCCGAAAAGCATGAGACGGTGAACATCATGGCACTGGCCCACGACGGGCATAAGATCGTGATGAAGGGCTGGACGGTGACCTCCGGCAACTCGGTAGGCCGTACGCATAACTACCGCAACAACGAGAACGGCGAGGTAAGGAAAATCATCGACGTGCTGCTGTTCTACGTGAACGGGCACCCAGTATATATATAGAGACATGGAAAAAATTACATTAGCACCCGATGTACTCGACATTCCGGTGAACCGTGTGAGCCCGGTCGAATCGAAGGATATCTACACGCAAAAGGAGAAGCAGTACACCACGGCCATATCGGTCGGCAACCGAAATTATCAGATTGTCCTTTATGGGGCGTCGAACCAGATCCCCTACCGGCTCACAGAGCTTGTGGAGAAGAATTCGGTGATGTTGCAAAACAAGTACTTCAACCTGCTGACGTGCTACTGCCGCGGGGTGGAGTACATGGACGCGTCCACACGTCAGGACAAAGAGCCCAAGCCGACCATGGATCCGGCGATAAGGCGCTGGATGATCCGCAACAATGTCAAGAAGTTCTTTGCGGAGCAGATCGTCGACATGAAGTATTTTGCCTTTGCCGTGACTGTGGTCATCCTCGACCGCGACCGGAAGAAGATCGTGCGGCTGGTGCACAAGGACGCTTGCAACGTGCGCTTTGAGCTGCCGGACGAGGACGGGAAGGTCAACAACATCTTCTTTGCCGACTGGGAAGACAACGCACAGCCAAAGGACATCGAGGTGATACCGCTGCTCGACGAGGACGATCCCGTCGGCGACCTGCTCGCCCGCACGGGTAAGGAGCGCGATGAATTGGGCGTTTTCCGCACTGATTCACCTAAAAATCACAAGTATGCCATCGTTACGCGTATGCCGACGCCGAACTGCCGTCTGTACCCGACGCCATACTGGACGGGCGTGCTCCGTGACGACTGGTACAACATCTACGGTCAGCTCACGGCCGCGAAACTGGCCAAGCTGAAGAACGGCCAAAACATCCGCTATCATGTAGAGGTGTCACAGGAGTTTTGGGCGAGCCGGGCACATGCCATGGGCATCAGCGAGGGCACTCAGGAATATCAGGAGATGAAGAAAGCATTCCTTGAGAACATCAAAAAATGTCTTTCAGGCTCAGAGAACAGCGACAAAATGGTGTGGAGTGACTTCACCACGTCCGTTGACGGGAAGGAAAGACACAATCTGAAGATCAACCTTGTGGACACGTCGAAGGCCGGCAACGAGTACAACGATGACATTGCGGAAGTGAGCAACATGCTCTGCTATGACGACAATGTGCACCCGAATTTGGCCGGTGCCAATCCGGGAAAGAGTCAGATGAACAACAGTGGCTCGGACAAACGGGAGCTCTTCACGATGAAGGAGGCCCTGGAGACGATGACGCACGACCTGCTGCTCCTGCCCCATCAGGTGGCCATCCTCTTCAACGGATGGGAGCAGAAGGTCTATCCCGACGTGCCGATGATACTCCTTACCACACTCGATAAAAACACCGACGCCAAGCAGACAACAATGAATGGCGGAGGCAACAACCCTAACGAAGAAAAGTAACCATGGACGTAACGAAAGAAATTACCAAAGAGATTTTTGAGCAGTATGTGCCTGCGGCCAAAATGCCGGAGCGCAATACGAGCGTCTTCAACCGCATGGTTCCGTATTTCAGCCGCTCTTATCAGCATCTTCAGAATCTGCTCTTCAAGGGCACCACCACTCTGATGGATGCTGAGGACATGAAAGGCGGTATCCTGCAGTTTGTGTGCATCCATGCCTTTTTTCGGGCCATTCCATCGTTGGATTTGGTGTTGACGGGCACGGGCTTTGGCGTCGTCTCGACAAACGATACGGCACCGGCCTCGCAGACACGCGTCAAGACGCTGCGTGACGAAATGGAGTGGCAGTCACTTATGAGCATCTCGGCGCTGCTGGCAGTGCTTGTGGAAACCGACAAATGGGGAGACTCTGTGGCGGGTAAGAATGCGATCCGGTGTCTATACTACGATCCGTGCCAAATAAACGAGTACGGGCCAATCGACAGGAACCTGTCCATGGCCGAGAACTGGCGGCGGGTGTGCCAGTACCGCGCCACGGCCGAGCAGATGGTCAGACGGGAAATCTCACAGGAGTACTACGACGCGCTGCTTTGCCGACTGCGTACCGGCAAGATGACAAATGCAGACATCGGCATCTACCAAAGTGCGCTGGACTATATCGCCCGCAGCATTGGTGATATGGAATCCGGGAAACCTTGCATGGTGCCAGCGCAATGGGAACTGCGTGACTACATGGAAAGGTATGCCGATATGCTGCCGGAATACAAACAATCCAAACTATATGCTTCAATCCATGGAGACAGATACGAAAACCAGCCGGAAGACCCGACGTTCTTCTTTGTTAACTAAGCAGATGGAGTTCCGCATACCGAAAGGATGGCAGGAGCTCTCGCAAGGACAGCTTCGCTATGTGATCAGCCTGTACAATATCTATGACGGGCGTGAAGACATGATGCAGATGATTACCATGGCGGCACTGTTCCATTTCATGGGGTGCCGAGTGGACAGCGAGACAAAAGACGGAATTCTCTGCTACCGAGTTGCTACAGGCGAGACGTTTCTGCTCAATCCCGAGTTCCTGCCAATGATGGCCGACACGGTGGAATGGGTGAAAAAGCCCAATGAGATGCGCTGCCGTCTAGCCGTGCTCCACCACTGCGAGGCGGTGAGCTTCGATTTGCGCGACCTGATGTTTGGCAACTATCTCGTGTGCGAGAACTATTACCAGGCTTGGATGCTTTCGCACGACTGGGTAAAGCTCAGCCCGATGCTGGACATCCTCTACCATGTTCCCGACGGCGGGAAAATGGTCAAGACGCAGTTCGACTATGTTTCCGTGGCTATGTGGTGGACGGCCGTCAAGGACTATTTCGGGCAGCTGTTCCCCCACTTCTACCGCCGGACGGGCGAGGGAGAGGAGATCACACAAGACGTGCTCAGGGAATATACCGACGCGCAAATTCGACTGCTGACCAAGGGCGATGTCACCAAGGAGGAATATATACTCAACAAGACCACAACGCTGCGTGCGCTTACGGAGCTGGACGCTCAGGCACGTGAGAGCGAGGAACTGAAACGTATCATGCAAAAAAACAAGTAGACCATGTTCGACGCTATCAAATACTTTACCAGGATGACAGAGATGAATAAGCTCTGCCAGCAGGAGAAATTCAAGCCGGTGGTGATCAGCAACACTGACAACCTGGAGGGTTTGCTGGAGGAATACCGCGAAAATGACCGTTTCATCGCGATTGCGGACACCAACACGGAGAATCTCTCATCCGATGACGGCACGTATGCCTTCACGAAAAGGCGCGCTTTCACCGTGATGATCCTCTCGGCCTACAACTATCCCGATATGGAGGACCGGCAAAGGCAGCTCGACCTCTGCCGTGAGGTCTTCAAGCAGTTCGTCACCAGAATCATACGTGACAAATACACCTATGATGAACAGATGGTGCAGTTCGAGACTCAGTCCATTCCCAACTCTGAGCTGGGACGTTACTACCTTTCCGGCATGACAGGACTGTATTTCACGCTCTACACCCGTGAGCCGATCGATTTGGAGTACAACAAGGAGGAGTGGAATGGCTGAGCGTAAGATACAACGTCCGGTGACGGAGGACGATATCCGGAAGTGGGAGCAGGAATGGATGGAGATGATGATTACCATCTGGCGTGATCAGATCATGCGCCTCGGCATCGTCGACACCCAGAAACTGTACAACGACATCACGGGCAGCCTGAGCATGGGTGAGCAGGTGACCATCGCACATGAGTTCATGAAGTATGGCATCTATGTGGCCGCCGGCGTGGGCAATGGCTATAACAAGGGCAATGGCGGTGACCTCGACATCCTCGACCCGGCGCTGCGCAAGGCGGCACGCCTTGACAAGCCACGTAGCCGCGGCCCGAGATGGAGCACCAAGCACATGACGACGGGCAAGCCGCGAGAGAAACGTGACTGGTTCGTGAGGAAGTACCTCCGTTCCATCTATGTGCTCGGTGACGTGGAGCGGAGCCTTTACGGGGAGGCTTACATGGGCACGCTGTCCAACGTGGTGAGCAGGCTCTTCACTACCATCAAGGAAAAGACGAACGCGCTGCGAAACCTGTAGCCCGTATTTTCAAAGTAGGAGGATAGAGCGTAAATTTGCGATATGAGTTTAGAGGCGAAAGACATAGAGAAGCACATCGAGCAGATACGTGATGAGCGTCGTGAGGCTGCCAACACCGCAAAGCGGGTGGGCAGCACAATGATGGAGATCTTCAAGTATGTGGCCGCGAGCGTGGAGACTGCGCTGGCAGATATCTCGAATGGGTATCTCTCGAAGGAGAAAGATGACGTGTCCAAGGGCCTTATCACCTTCCTGAAAGGTATCAAGATCGATGATATCTTTCAGTTCGATAAGGACGGCAACATCATAGCTTATACCATTGCTTCGCCAGAATTCAGCGAGAAGATTAAGACTGGTTTTGCCATTGCCGTAGTTGACACACAGACGGGGAAGTACAAGCTCTGCGTCGACCAGATTGTAGCCTGGGCCAAAGCCACGGTAGGCTCGTTGCTCGTAGAGGGCAACAGCGTATTTGGCGGGGATCTGTCCTCTCCTAAGTATCAGTCGGGCTTTCTCGATGGATTCGGCTGGAGACTGTGGGGAGAGGCCGTGCCAAATGCCGCTGGGAAGACAGAACAGCGCTACACGGCCGAGCTAGACAATCTGATCGTGCGCGGAACCATGCGCGTCTATGAGATGATTATTTCGCAGCTGCTCGGAGAGAATGACAACCGCATCTTCACAGGAATGCTGGAGGTCGACCATTATGACGCGGAGAGTGGCAAGGTGTATCTCGACACCAAGGAAGGCCGGATGTACAACCCCTTCCGCAAGGATGATATCATCATGGTGCAGCAATACAACGGCTCTCCATCGGCTGCCAATGACCACTACGTCACCAAGCACTATGAGCTCATCGTGACGGAGGTAGGTTCTGAGGGGACAGGTGAGAACATGCTGGCCTGGGTGAAGTTTCGCAACTTCACTTCATCCATGGAAGGCGCCACTCCGGAGAATCTCATCAAAAAGAAGGATACCTTCGTACGTGTCGACAACCTTACGGATGAAGACCGCAAGGGCATCGTCAGCATCACAACAGTTGGCCCCAGAACGCCCTACATGGATATCATCTATGGGCTGAAGACCGATCCGGATAATGCATTAAAGGGGCGACTCGGCAACCTGCAAGGTATCACCCATCCCAGCTTTGGCCAGCTGAAAGGATTCGGTGAGCTGCTGCAGAACCTCTATGCCGTCGGTGACCTGGTACTCCGCCGGACGGGTGAGAACATCGACACAAAATTTCAAGTACTGACAGATCTCTTTTCTTCCAACTTCACCAAGACACAATATGAACTGACAGACGATACCAACTATCTCCACAATGGTCAGTTCCTTACTGCAGTAGGGGAGGAGACGTTCATTGACGGGTGGACTATCGACGACTCGGACGATACATCCTTCTGGATGGACCCTGTGACCAATATGCCGGTAATGGTCAATGGGCATGCCACGGCCGGCGGCAATCACCGTGTAGAGATAGAAAGATCGGAGGGGCGTCAGGTTCTGAGGGTACTCAACTGTGGGCTGACCCAGAAGAATGCACTCATCGACCCGCCCAAGACACACAAGGAATACAGTAAGCCCACTGGCCAAACATCTACGAAGACAGACGCCAAGGGCAATAATGCTGTCGAGCTGCGCAAGGCTACGGACGGAGCCATGGAGGATGTCCAGGACACACTCTATGTGTCTCTGCGAATATATGCGCTCACAGCCGGGCAGCTGACCATCGGCTTCACTGACTGCACCGATGTGGAAGGTAAGACCAATGACTTGTCTGTGCGAACCATAGACGTACCCTATACGGGCGAGTGGACAACAATCAACTTCAACGGTAAATGGAATGGCACCGGCAACTTCGTCATCCGTTACACGGGTGAGTGTCGTATTGCCTTTGTGGCCATCACGGACACTGCGCTGAGCAATCTGGCACGCACTGTCAGCACTTCTAACGAGCAGACAGCAGAGGCTATAAAACTGCTTGGCCAGAACGATGATGCCATAGCGGGAAAGTTCACGTCCTTGGGATTGGTTGTCGACGCGCTGAACACACAGGTGGATTTGTTCGTCAACACAACTTATCCTGCAGATAAGTCGGCTATCGACAACAGGATCAAGGTGAACACAGACGGGATTTCGGCATTGAGCACAAAAATTGATACTGCCAACAACAGTATCCAACAGCTGGGCGTGAATATCGATGCTGTGAACAATCGGGTTGATACTTTTGTCAATCAGACGTATCCTAATGATCAAAAAGAGATACGCCGTCTCATATCGGTCAACGCAGACGGTATCAGCATCAATGCAAAGAATATCGACTCGCTCAACGGGAAGGTGAGTGAACTTGGTACGAATTATGACATGCTGAACAACAGCGTGACAACATATGTGAATGACTACACAAATGGATACAATAAACTGAATTCTCGTCTCACTACGGCCGAAGGCCAAATCAGTGCGCATAACACGAAAATCGGCAGCTTGGAGACCGAATATTCAACCCTGTATACAGATTTTACGAAAGTACAGTCACGTGTCACGCAGATTGGAGTATACTATGACGATAATGGCAATCCCATCGGTGCCAAATGGACGGAAGCGGGAATCCTCACAACTGCCGACGGCAATGTACTCTATGCCGGCAAGGGCGAGGCGTCGGACAACCTGCTCGTAGGCACCGGATCAGGGCAGCTCTGGACGTTGGAACAGGACCGGGAGACCGCAACGCTTGACTTTACGGTCGATGAAAGAGAGTTCGTAGTGCGCAATGCCTTTCCGATAGGTGACGTGAGCTTCTCGAACAGCAGCTCATCAAGCCTCGCAGCTTTGTGCTCGCCAGTGTCCAAGACAGAAAAGGGGAAATATTATATATTGTCATTCAGCACACTCGTATCAGATGAAAGCGTATCTGACTTCTATGTGCTGATCGGGTCTGCATCGTCGAAGGATGGGGCCTATACCTACTCTGAGGGGATCAACTACAGCAGCAGGGACGATGATGAGACTGCGCATACAACCATGAGAATGTTGCGGTACCGCAAGCTGGATGATGGAATCGAAAAACGCTATTACATCATCTTCCAGGCCACGGGGAAATATACGCGCTTCAAATTCGTCAATCGCAGCTATCGCTCACAGGTGACGTCGTCGACCGTAACGAACTACTCAACGCAGTCTGGCATACCCGCCAACACCACCATCTCGCAGGATAGCGGGAGAGTGCGTGTAACACGCAACTGCACCGGGGCAAAGCGGTCAGACGGGCAATACGACATAACCGAGACCGTGACAACCATAACGGCAACAAAGGGTTACTTCTATGCGAAGAAAATACAGCTGGAGCCAGCCGTGAACGCAGACCTTGCCAATATTGTGCCATCGTCCTATAAGGAAGGGCAGAATACCATCGAGAGCTTTATTAAGGAGACGGTGGATTCTGTCATCATCAAGGCGAAACAGATTCGACTCGAAGGATATACTACCATCAACGGTAACTTCTCCATTGATGAGAAAGGTAACATGACGGCAAACAATGGTACGTTCAACGGAACCATAAACGCCATGAGCGGGAAGATAGGTGGATTTACAATCTCCAACGGCATATTATTGTGGAAGCAATCAGATTACTTCAGCAATGACTCGCGCTCACTGAAATTAGGTGTCTCATCAGACGAGAATACGGGAGTCGTTGATGTCTCATTCAACGCAGCCACGTCCGGAAGGTATGGCGTTAAATCCTGTGGATCTAACATAGGAGGCGCAGCTATATTCGGAAGTATATATTCTTCGACTAGCTCAAGTTTCGTCTCTCCATACGGAGCAGACACTTATGCCGGATTCTTCAATGGCGGACTCTACTGCTCTGATGACATCTATTGCACAAGAATATCGGCCAAGACATTCCGTGCAGTAAGCAGTTATAATCATACAGGTTCCGGAGCCAACAGCGGATGGGATGGTATCGATTTCGATTACGACAAAGACCTTGATAATTACCGATTGCAAGTACGCGGAGGTATCATCGTAGGTATAAAGCATGAATAACATGGATAAAAAGTTAGATTTTACAAACATCAAAGTGCAGGTCTCGTTTGACGGGACAATGCAGACTTTCAATGTAGCGAAAGTCCTGGGCAATTCAATGAAGTACACAGGGTCGGTAGTCGGTGATATCGGATTTGACAAACTTGCCGAAGAAATCTACTATTCTCAGGGTGAAGTGAGTATTCCGATACAATATCTGTCATCGATGATACACGTCATCAATGACATGCCACTAGTGGCAGCTGTCAAACGATACCTTCTTGACGAACTCAAAAAATAAAGGAAATACGAATTATGATTGGAGTCAACAGTATTACGAATGAGGAGGAGCTGAAAGCCTTTGTTACTGCCGTAGCTCCTTACTTTTACAAATATCTAGCCTCGCAGTCCAAAAACATCTTTGACTGCGAAGTGGCCACCAGCATCGAGAATATCAAGACGATGCCGGCACTCTACGATGACGGCAACGGCGTGCGTAAGCAGGTCGTGGCACCGCTACAGCTGCTTACCAAGGACGTCGATGCGCAGATCGCTGCTGTCGAGGATGCCGCCTCGAAGGCTAACGCATCATCGCAGAACGCCGACACGGCTGCCAACAGCGCCAATGCCGCCGCCAAGAAGGTGACGGACGCCATCACGGACATCACACAGGAGAAACAAGCCGCGCTTGATGCCGCTGCCTCTGCCAACAGTGAAGCCTCGAAAGCCAAGACAGCCACTATAAATGCCACTTCCGCCACAGCATCCGCCAACAATGCCGCTACCGCTGCCAATACGCTGGCTGCATCGGCACAGACGGCAGCCAAGGCAGCCAATGATGCCGCTGCAACGTCCCAAACTCAGACGGCCGCCTGCAAGGTGCAAACGGATCGCAGCAAGGAACTCAACGACCACCCGACAATTCAGGGCGATAACGGCAACTGGTGGAAATGGGATGAAGCGACGAAGGCGTATGTCGACACGCACAAGATAGCCAAAGGCGGAATGATGTACCCGAGCTTCATCTTCAAACGCAACAGACTGTATGTGCGTGACAACAGTTCGCTGATTGCAAGCCGGGTAAGGCTTAAGAGAAATAAACTATATATAAAGATATAAGCATATGGCAGAACAGACAGATATCTATGTCGGAACAACCGTGTTTACCGACAAAGGCGACTGGGTGGACGGGTACAAGTTCACTTATACCGACCCGGACACGCAGGCAACGGAAGAGATCACCGGCTATGATGAGCATGACATCGCCCATACGGCCAAAGGCGTACACCTGTCACTCAAAGACGGCAACACATCGAATCCAGACACAGACAAAAAGAACTGGCGTACATGGGTGGATCTTACCGCACTCGTGGCAGCCATTGCTGCTGAGGAGATAAGAAAAAAGAGTGAGGCGGAACGCATAGCCAACGAGACTGCACGGAAGAAAAGTTTCTCGGATATGGTGGACACGGCTAAGGCCGCTACAGACTCGGCCACAGCTGCTGCTACCTCTGCAACATCAGCTGCTGCCTTGGCAACAACGAGAATAGCGGAGATGGAAGCCCTTGCCAAGAAAATTGCGGCAAAGGAGGTGCTCAAGCCGGAGGAAATGTATGTCGACTATCCGACAGATATTTCCATCCGCAACAAAGTCCCGCAAAGAATCAATGCGAGGTTGGTACCAGCCTACTACCCGCAGAACGTGATTTTCCAAAGGGCAAGTGGCGACGCTATGGATGTGGACCCGGGAGGAAGACTGACCATCAACGGTACCGGAGATACCTGGTTCTATGTTATCCCGACAAACAACACCGCACTCTATGTGGAAATCAAGATTACAGTCAGACAACCTTATATACGTTTGTCGGGCAACGGCACCATCAGAATGACTAATAGTGGTTTCAGAATCGTATAACTCATAAATCAATAAATTATGGCATTAACAACAGACGAAGAAGCAAAAGTGAAGCTGATCATACAAGCTTTTGATAACGCGAAACAGATCGGAGACCTCGACCTGGCGAGTATGGACACGGCAGGGCAGTATGTGGAACTCTACGACTCTCTGACAGGTAAGGCAAGCCGTATGCTGCTGAGCGACGCCGTCAGCCAGGCTGGCGCAGAATGGTGCGGCATCCGGTATAAGGATGCGAAAACTGAGACGGAAGTCGTCGGCTCCCTGTCGATGCTCAGACAACTGCCTACCCTGCTCAATCTCGGTGGATACCTGGTGCAGAACGATCACTCACGTCGTAAGCTATCGCCCAAGACGCACCTGCTGCTGGAGACCGGAGAGGAAGCGGTCCTTGACGGCAGTATGGGACATTATCAGTGGGGATGGGACAAACCGTTCTATTATCAGAACTTCAAGCTTGCAGGTTATACCTACGAGACGATGTCTTTCAGCAAACGTAAGGGATTTTGGAACTACTATATCCCTGTAGGCTCGCGCTCAGCTTCCGGTTACGCCGCATACGACAGTGCTACACAGTCGTTGAAGAGTGTAGGCACGGCAACGGTTCCAGTTTTCAACAAGTCAATATTAACTTTGCAGACTGCCGCCCACAAAAATGGTGACCTGTGGTTTGCAAATGAGCGCGTGATGAACTTCGTGACCGGTATGCTCAAGCGGTTGATCTTCCATAACAGAAATGTACAGGCCGACTTCAATGCTAATCTGACCACGGACGGACTGCACCAGGGTGGAACTGGCTTTGGATGCTCAGAATCTTATCCGTGGGATAATGGCTATCTGCCTCTTAATGCGCTTGTGGAGGATGGTGATGCACTGGAAGTAGGATCGTTCAAAGGTAGTACGACGAATAAAGATGGTACGGCCAAGGACATAGAGTATAGCGCCATTCCGAACTTCTATGGATTGAAGAACGACTATAAAGCGCTCTGGTGCATGAGCGAGAACATGCTCATCAATTGTAACGAAGATGGCAGTCAGAGCCTATATATCGATGATAGCGTTGGCAAGACTCTCTTCAATCTGAATTCGTTAGATGGGCATGTATTGCATAGCAGGGCACCATATAATACCGAAGGATGGAAATACCCGAAGGCATACAATATGTCACATCTTGCATTTTGGCCGTCTGAAGATGGCGGAAGCCAGTCAACGTACTTTGGAGACGGATATTATAATCCGGGATCTAAGAGCGGCCTCCGTGGTGTCCTCTTGTTGGGCAGCGGTAGCGTTGGTGACGGTGCCGGCTCGATGTACGCCAATGGCCGCAATGGTGTCGGTGATGCCCATGTGAACTGGTCCGCGTTCCTCTGCGAGTGGGCAGAGGCATTCAGCACGAATCCAGTACTGGCGGAGTAAACAAGAACACTAGAGCACGAGAGGGCAAGGAGGCGCAGGAAACGGGGATCAAGAGAACAAGGGACCCCGGCGCGAAGCGCCCCGCCCTGCAAGGGCGTATAGTACCGCGCAGCGGTCGATTTTTTTTGATTCCTGAGGAATTTTGATTATTTTGCTCAAAATTCCGCAGGAATCATTTTGAATTCTGATATTTATGCTGTACCTTTGCACCCACTTCTGCATTTCTGCGGAAGAGGTGGACTCTCCTGGAGCGGCCTCCGTGGTGTCAAATTGTTGGGCAACGGTAACAATGGTGACAATGCCGGCTCGATGTACGCCAATGGCAACAATGGTGTCGGTGATGCCAATGTGAACTGGTCCGCGTTCCTCAACAAATTATTAAAAGGAGACGAGCCTTCCCCATTGGGAAAACATATCGAAAGATGACACTGAGACAAGTAGCCGGAAGCGCGAACCTCATACGTGCCGGAAGGAATTTGCAGACTTCCAATCAAACCATCGAGACCCCGCCGAAATTTCGGAACAATAAAGACCCCGCAAGATCCCGTCCATTAAAGTAAATATGAAAAGAATCAAAGATAAAGTCAGCGAGGTCGAGAACATGGAGAATGCGCGTGCTGCTTATGATACATATTCGTATCAAAAGCATCACCGAGACTATGTGGAAAGATTTGATAAGAATCTTGAAAAGAATCTGCAGACAATTCTTGAATCTTTATCATCCGAGGAATGGACTCCAAAGGGCTACAAGCGCAAAATCATTTTTGAGAAGAAAAAGCGTGTCCTGGCCAAGGCACCCATCGAGGACCATGTGGCAGAAGCCATTGCCATCAGACCCTACGAGAAGGAACTGTATGATTACTCTACATACAGAGCTCCGGCCGTAAAGCCAGGCCTCGGTACGCACGCATTCATGAGGATACTTCGGAATGAGCTATTCAAGGAAGACCAGGAAGATAATATGTATTATGTACCGCTCGATGCTCATCATTATTTCCCAAGAATGGACCATGGAATTCTCAAAAAAGAGATAGAGCGGAAAGTGAAGCCTGGAAAGCTCAGGAGAAATCTTTTCAAGGTTATCGACAGTTATCCTCAAGGAACACCACTTGGCATTAAGGTGAGCCAAATTCTTGGTCAGATTTATCTCGCACGCTTTGATCGGCTGGCCATGAGATTCTTTGACATCGGAGAGAATAAGGAAAAACTCGATTTCTGGACATCAAAATATATCGAAGGCAGAGTAGCGACTGCAACAGCGGATGACTATACGGATCTCTGCAAAGGCCCCCAATACTTGTCACATGTATTCCGAGGCTATGTCGATGAGGGCATACCGCATTATTTAAGATTTGTGGACAATATCATTATCCGGCACAAAGATAAGACTGCGCTGCATATTATCACACAATTATGTATCATGCACTTGTCACGTGATTGGCATATAGAAGTCAATAAAGACTATAATATCCGTCCGACATGGATGGGGATAAGGGTATGCGGATATGTATTCTATCATGACAGAGTGCTGGTAGCCAAGCGCAACAAACAGAAACTTGCAAGGAAAGTGAATCAACTTCAAAAGAAAGGATACGATGAAGAAAGCATCAGGCGGAAATGCGCATCACAATTAGGCTATATCAAACATGTAAACTCAATACATCTCATCAAATCGTTAGGAATGGAAAAGACATTAGGTAAGATCATCCGCCGGCGGCGGGTGAAGGCTCCCTTTGAGGGATTAACAGCTGAAGACAAGGTTAAATTCTCCTCAATCTGTAATTACACAAGTGAAAAATCGGGGGGGGGTAATTCCGGCAACAAGATTTTGTTAATTGATTATAAGGTAGTCAAAAGTAAAATCGAGAAGGAAAAGGTAACGACTAAAATTAAGGATGGTGAAGGGAATATGCAGGACGTAGTAAAGGAGGAAGCCAAAGACGCACTCACCATCCGATTCAAGAAGATCTTAAAGACATACACAGACCAGGATACAGGAGAAGAGGTCTATGTGTGCGTTAAGAAGAAAGACGCTGAAGGACGTGACACAGCAGTTGATGCAGAGTACTACGCCTTCACCGGGTCAAAGATCCTTATCGACCAGGCCATCAATGACTTCACGAAAGAGGATCTACCATGTCCGACCGTCATACAACAGTTTGCGACGTCCAAAGGACAGACTTTTTTTAAATTCACATAAACAAATCCCCGGCACGAATCCGTGTCGGGGATTTTTATCTATCAAACGAGGACTTATTCAGGACTAATTGCGTATTTTCAATAACTTGAAGTCGTCATTATCTTTGCGATAAAAAACAAGATGATGACCGGTTCCATGTACGATATAGCAAAAAACGCCGCTGTAAGCATAGCGCTTGCAGTACTGGCATATCTCAGACCGCTACAAGGCGAGCTGAGCTCTCTGTTTTTAATATTCTTCGCTAACTTCATCTTTGGTTATCTCTCCGGGATGATCGCCAACAAGGAGGACTTCGAGTTGAAGAAGGCGGCACGCTGTGTAGGTGAGGCAACGGTGTTTTTTGTGTTCTGTACCTGTATCTATGCTATAGGAAAATTCAAGAGACAGGAAGAAGGCGCACTGCAGTGCGTGAGCTATGTGACCTATGTGGTGATATACTTCTATGGGCTGAATATCATCAAGAACTGCAAGAAGATCTTCAAGAAGGGCTCTACGCCCTGGATGATTTTCGCATTCCTCTATTACGTACTGAGGTTTGAGTTCATCGAGAGAATTCCATATCTAAAATCTTATCTGAATACACAAGGCAATGAAGAAAGCATCAAAACAGCTGCTGGAGCATGTCAGACAGGCCGAGGGCCTGAGTCTGACAGCGTACAAAAAAAGTGATGACACGTGGACAATAGGTTATGGCCACACCAAAGGCGTGAGGCAATATGACCGAATCAGCCAGAGCGAGGCTGAGCGCTACCTGCTGAGCGACCTCGCCCCCATCGAGAAATACTTGTCATCGATACCGCAAATCAAGACGCAGGGACAGTTCGACGCGCTCGCTGACTTCGCCTTTAACCTCGGTCTCGGTAGGTTGAAGGGCTCTACGCTCTTCAAATACGTCAAGGCGGGGCGTCCGGTGGCAGAGGTACAGACTCAGTTCCGGCGATGGATATATTGTAACAACAAAGTCCTCGACGGGCTTGTGAAACGTAGAGAGTGGGAGGCCCGGAGATATGCGCAGTAGATTTCACTTTGATATATGGGAGGCTTATGACCAAGTGGTCATCAGCCTGTTTCTCATAGGACTGATAGCGCTGCTCTTCTCCTCATGCGCCTCGAAGAAGGTCCTCGTTCCGGAGGTGCACGAGCGCATCGTTCATCAGCGCGACACCATATATCGTGTTGACAGCGTCTTGACGAGTACCACGACCATCATCCGGCAGGCTGACTCGACGATGATGGCCGACTATGGCATCCGTATCGGGAAGCAGGAGAAAGCATGGCTCGTGAAACAGGATCAGGACACACGCAGCGCTTCAACGGTTCGTTTCATCATGCGGATAGACAGCATCGTACATGATTCCATTCCGAAGTTTGTGCCAAAGAATGTCTATGTCGAGAAGGGGGAGCCTTGGTACGAGAAGGTGCTGGTTTTCCTTGGAATATGCGACGTGGCGGTTGCGCTGATTTGGGCTTATTGTAAATTATCTGAAAGAGCAAGAAAAATAAAATAAATTATGCCTGGTAATACTGAGAAATTCCGTGCGGAGATTGAGCTGAACTCACGTCAGGCTCAATCTGAGTTGAAAAAGCTGGAGGAGCAGCAGAAGCGATTGAAGGAGCAGCAGAAGGCTCTTTATGCATCGTCCTCTGCTAAGAACCATCAGCTGGCCGCTGACATGCAGAAGGACATTGATAGTGTTTCCTCGAAGATTAGGGAGCAGAAGAAGTATATCAATGGGCTTTCGACGTCAGTCAAAGACCTCTCGCAGGCAAGCTATAAAGAGCTCGCCCAAACGGTGCGTGCGCTCAACAAAGAGCTGCGCTCTGGCAACGTGGCACGGAACTCAAAGGAATACAAGGCACTTGCCGACCGTGTCAGGGCCTGCCGCACCGAGATGCAGAGAATGAACGAGGCAACAAGGGAGCAGCCAAGTGCCTTCGGCAAGATCGCTGATAAGCTCAACCGCTACCAGACGGCACTCGCGGGTGTGGCGGCAAGTATCGCTGGCATCACTATGACCATCCGAAACTCGGTGCAGGACTATGCAGAGATGGACGAACAAATGGTGGACGTGCAGAAATACACGGGTATGACGAAAGAGCAGGTCGTGGCCCTCAATGAAGAGTTCAAGAAGATGAACACGCGCACTGGGCGGGACCAGCTGAACCAGCTGGCTGGCGCAGCCGGACGTCTGGGTATCAGCTCACAGAAAGGGGCAAAAGACTTTGTCGACGCAGCCGACAAGATCAATGTAGCCCTCGGCGATGACCTCGGTGATGATGCCGTGGCACAAATCGGTAAGATGGCCATGGCCTTTGGAGAGGATGACAAGCATGGATTGAACAAGGCTATGCTGATGACAGGCTCGTGCATCAACGAGCTGTCACAGTCGTCGTCAGCCAGTGGCGGTTATCTCGTGGAGTTCGCAGCCCGTATGGCGGGCGTGGCCAAACAGGCAGGGATGACAATACCACAGATTATGAGCTTCGGTTCCGTCCTCGACCAGAACATGCAGGAGGTGGAGGTGTCGGCCACTTCGCTCAACCAGCTGATTACAGCCATGTTCAAGGAGCCGGCAAAATTCGCACAGCTCGCAGGCGTGGACGTGAAGAAGTTCACGACCATGCTGAAGACCGATGCCAACCAAGCCCTGCTCCAGTTCTTTGCCACGATGAAGGGGAAGGGCGGATTTGATAAGCTCGCTCCTATGTTCGACCAGATGGGATTGTCAGGCAGCCGTGCCGTGCAGGTACTCTCCGTGCTGGCTAATAAACTCGGAGATGTGGTAAAGGCAGAAAACACGGCCAATGCCGCATACGCAACTGGGCAGTCTGTTTTGGATGAGTTCAACCGTGCCAACGAGAGTGCGCAGGCAGAGCTTGACAAGGCCAAGAAGCACTTCAAGGACCTGAGCATAGAGCTCGGCGAGCAGCTCATGCCGGTGGTGAAATATACCATCACGGGGGCATCGGCACTTGTGCACGCCCTCGCTGTAATTGTGCCATGGTTGAAAAATAACATCGGACTGATTACCAAACTGGCCATCGTCATAGGCTCATATTCCGTGGCCACGAAGATTGCGGCCAACTGGACAAAGATCATGACCGTATGGCAGGCACGCAAGACCATCCTCGACAAGGCGGAGGTGGCATGGAACAAGGCAAAGACCGTGGCCATCGCACTCTATACGCTGGCCGTAGGCGCCCTGCAGAAGGACACTGTGGCACTGACCGTGGCGCAGACGGAGCTTAATGCAGTGACCAAGGCCAATCCATGGGGATTGTTGGCGTCTGTGCTTGCAACAGTAGCTGTTGGCGTCGTCAGCCTGATAGGGTATTTCAGCGACCTGAGCAAGGAACAGAAAGAGGCGGCTAAGACCGCTAATCTGTATTCACAGAAGCAGCAGGTAATGGCTGAGATCAATAAGCAGGCAAACGAAAACACGGCTGAGGAGATCACCAAAATGAAAACACTTGAGAGAGTGGTCGAGGACAACAATCTCAAGCTGGAGGACCGCCAACGCGCACTTGCACAACTGAAAAAGATGGTGCCGGCGTACCATGGCACACTCACAAGCGAGGGCAAGCTCATCAACAACAATGTGTCCGCGCTCCAGGCATATTGCAACAACCTCATAGCAGCGGCAAGGGCTCAGGCGGCATTCAACAAGATGGTGGCATTGCAGAGCAATACGATGAACCATCAGACTTTATTGAAGGCCCGCCAGGGTAACATGCAGTTCTATCAGCAGCAGATGGCTGCCAACGGTTTCAATGATGAGACCGACCAGATCATGGGTTCTACATTCCGAGGACAATATTGGATCAGACGTAGGAACAAGAATGGTACTATATCAGATATCGACATCACCAAGAAACAATATGAGCAAATTAAAAACGCTCAGGAGATGGTGGCATGGAATAAGACCCGCATCAGTCAGGAGCAGGCCATCATCACAAACAACACTACCATATCCAACGAACTGCAAAAGCAGGTGAAGGCGAACTCGAAGCTGTTGGATGTACCGGGAGGAACGACGGTTAAGGAGCCAAAAGGCAGAACATCAACGTATGTAGACCCTAAGGTAACCAAGGCACATCAGACGGCCGCTGCCAAGGCGGAGCGGGAGCGGAAGCAGAAACAGCGGGAAGCCGAGAAGGCACGCAAGGAAGCTTTGAAGAAGGAGGTCGACGAGGTGAAGGCAAGCTATTCCGAGCAGCTCGCCATCGCCATGGCTGCCTACTCAAAAGGAGACATTGCTTACTCTGACTATATCAAGACAAGGCATGATGCAGCGGTCAAGTACTATGACAAGTTGGGAGTCATATATGGGAAGGACTCCGACGAATACAAGAAACTGCTCGACGACCGCGCTAAGGCTGACCAGGATTATCAAGACCAGCTGAACGATATCAAGCGTCAGGACATGGAACTCGACCATTTGCGCCGTGAAGAGTCATTCCGTAAGCAATATTACGATAAGACGAATGCCATGGCCTATCAGAACGAACGGCTTTTGGACGAGAACCTCTTCCAGGAAAAGATAAGGTATATCAAACAGCAGCAGGCCCTCTATAATGTCAGCTCAAAGGAATGGCACAGTCTGGAGCTGCAGCGGGCCAAGGAAGAGACTGACCATCAGATGCAGCTGCAGGAGGACTACGAGAAGCAGCTGCTTGAGTACCGCAAGGAGATGGGCAAAATGACGCTGGCAGAGCAGGAAATACTCGAGAAGGAAGGTGTCACGCGCATGTTCGAGACGCTGAAAGCAAGCGGTCAGATGACACAAGAGGCGTACGATGCCATCATAGAGCACATCAAGGAGAAGTACAAGGACTTGCGAGCCGAGCAGAACTCCCCCGCTGCCATACGTCAGCAGGGGACTGATGCATTGAACAAGGCCAAGAACCGCGCGGGTGTTGATGAAAGTAATGCTGGATATAACAGCGATAATCCTGCTATTTCTTCCTTCTCTGCTTTTGACGCCGTAAAGCAACAGAAGGCCGTCAATGAGAAGTTGACGGAGCTGTACAATAATGATGAAATCGCATTCGCACAATATCAGGAGGCCAAGAAGCAGCTCAGCCAGGAGACAACGGACAAAATCATTGTCGCTGCTCAAGCCGCCTTCAGCGGAATCAGCAACCTCATGGGCACGGCTTCCTCATATGCGCAGGCCTGCAGCGACCTGGAGACGGCAAGAATCAGTGCCAACTATCAGAAGCAGATAGACGCCGCCGGGAACAACTCGAAGAAGAAGGAACGCCTCGAAAAGAAGCGGGATAAGGAGCTGGCTAAGGTCAAGACGAAAGCCAACAAAAAAGCCATGAAGATAGAGATAGCGCAGGCACTTGCTTCTACGGCGCTCGCCGCCATCAACGCCTATGCGTCAGGATCGAAGATCAACGTGTGGCTCGGTCCCGTAGCAGCTGCCATGGCCACTGCTGCCGGCATGATGCAGATAGCCACTATCAAGAAGCAGCACCAGGCAGAGGAAGCCGGATATTATGTCGGCGGATTCACAGGCGGCAAGGACTATCGCAAGAAGGCCGGCGTCGTTCATGAGGGGGAGTTTGTGGCCAACCATGAGGCGGTGAACAACAGCAATATCCAGCCCGTCTTCTCACTCATCGACGAGGCGCAGAAAAACAACCGCGTGGCATCGCTCACCGCTGATGACGTGACACGGACGCTGGGGAATGGTGGCAGCACTGCCATTGCCTATGCACCGCAGGTCAATGTCACGACTGACAACAGCGACATCGCCGGGACGCTCCAAAAGACCAACGAGACGCTCAGCAAGCTCGGGCAGGCCATTGATGACGGCATTGACGTGTCGATGGAGAAAT